CTTTCGCACATTCTTGCTAGGTGGCAGCGAACTGACGAGTTAGTCCTCTTGGTTTTCTCCATGACCATTTCTACTGTGAACTCGTCAGGCTCTAGGGCTTGCTGGCTGAGTTGCTCAACAATCCAGTCCATGCCGCTAACTTTCGGGATGCTTTTTGCCATTATGGTATGTATTTACGTTGGTGGAACAGGGGCAAGTCTCCCTTGTCGGTTGTCCTTGTGTCAAGGATAATACAGGAAGGTTCTGAGATTGCGTCAGGGACAACTTTGTAGCCGTGGCGGGTCAATCCCTGCCATGCGCCCGTGATAAGCGATGCTTGGTTCCCATCAGTCCAGATTCCGTGCCTGTGCCGATGCGCCCGACAGATTACCGATGGGACACGCTTGCCGACCCTAGCGCGGGTGTGGGTGATTACTCCCAAGGCGATGCTGTGCGCTCCAGCTTCAAGATACGGGCGGGAGGTAGCTGAGATATGGTGCGCGAAGTTGATAAGCGTCCCGTTGATTTCAATGTCGAGGTTGTCCCAAGCGTTTTGCCCGTTCTCAGGATTTTTCGATGCGCCTAGAACTTTGCCCAACCGAATCTCGTCATTGCGCGTGTGGCACTCTGTCCCCTTGATGATGTGAACACCAGCAGCTTTGCTTGTCACGGGTTCAAGAATCTGAATCACGGCGGAAGATTGATCCCCAACATCCGCACTCATTACTTGGGTTGTCCGGTGGTGAATGCCCTCCACTAGGTCTCCGTTAATCACCAACTCGTAAGGCTCATCCCCTACGGTTTTGGCTATCCACTCATGGCAGTCCTTCCAGCAAGCCCACAGCCATTGCTGGAATGCGTTTTGCCCGATGGGGACTCCCTCGGTGGATACGAAATCAGATGGCCATAGCCCGACAACTGAGCCGATATGCAAGTCGGACAAGAGGACAATGATTTTAGACTTACTTTTCAGTGGTTTCATTTGCGTGTAATGTTGCTCAAATCAGACGGAATCCCCGCTTTTTGCGCGATTGTTTGCTCAATCCAAGGTGGTCAGTTGCTTCCTGACTTTATCCCATGCAGGATGGAATATGTTGTCAATGCAGCGCACGATTGCCTCTTCTTGGTAAACAGTAAGGTGACTAATTCCAGCAATGTCAAGAGAAGCGTGAAGTATTTCGTGACGGAGGGTTTCGCGTAAAGTTGACTGCCTTTCAAGTGTTCTTGATGCGAGAACGATTTCCTCATCATCAGCGTGATACTCGCCCCACGATTCTAGCTTAGGGTCTATGCGGATGGTGATGATTTTCCCTCCGATGTTTACCAATGTTGGAGGGGATGTTCTCATGCTACCTTGGATGGGAGATTGAAGCGAATGCGCGAACGAATCTTGGAAAGATTACGGGTCTTGAAATAAACACCACCTCCTTCTCTTGATCCTGCTGAGTCAGTATTGCCCTCCACTGTGGAGATGTTGCCCATCTTGTCGGGAGAGGATACCGCGATGCCGATATGGGAGAAGGTGAAAATCACGATGTCACCTGCCATGATGTCTTTGCCTGGAGAACGCCGCAGCCAAGTTGTTGAGTCTTGTTCGATAGACCAATTCTCAAAGTCCCATGCGCCAGCGGTTCTCGGACGCTTGAAAGTCTTTGTCTGCTTCGTGCCGGATGATGCCAACGCCTCGCGGATTACCCAGCAGACGAAAGCCGCGCACCAAGGCCAGCCTCTTTTTGGGTTCAGCCATGTCGCAGCCTTGTATTGATTTACGATTTCACCACAGTTTGTGTTGCCCACTTCACGCACCCCCACTTGTGATTTGGCGATGCGAACGATTTCAGACACAAGGTCTTTCATAGCTTTCTGAGTATTTGCCATAAGCTGAGTAGTCCCGCAACCAATCCGACAACCAAGCCACTGATACGAAGTCCGTATTCAATCTGCTCTTGCATAGACGTAAGGACTCCCAGTATTGGAGCAAATGTCCCGACTACGCTATGGAAAAGTTCTTTATTCATCTGGCTGGAAGTCATCTTGTAGTTTGCTTTTTTTGTATCCCTTCCACCCGCCAAGTCGAACGGCGCGGTAAATGGTTTTTCTCGTAAGCCAGCCAACTCCAATCTCCCCCATTGCGTCAAGGAATATCTTATCTGCCATAGCGCGGTCGATATGCCATGTGCTTACGTTGGAATAGAGGTAGTCGTGGATTAACGCCGCCTCGAAATAGCTGCCAGTTGGAGAGAAGATAGACCAGAATATCCGTGGGATGGATGCGCCATCAGTCAAGAATCCTACGGGAACGGTTAGCCAACCTATCCGCGAATCATAGCGGAACGGAGCGGTAAGCATGAACGTCCTACTTCCCCTACGGATGCCAGCTAACGCGAACTCTGCTCTATCTGGAAACTTGTCACTCATGGCTCAGGCGGTGGGGCAATATCGGCGGCTGGAATATCAATGCGAGCGTCTAGCCCACCCATTGAATCAATGATTATGGCAAACTCAGGGAAATCCTGCGGAGTCTGTGGCGGGTGTCCGATAAGTGGAGTTGAGAGTGTCGCGTCATCGCACGGCACGAAGCAACTTCCTGCGTGTTCTCCGGTGTAAATGGGATAGCTACCCGCCAGCCAGAACACGGGCATTCCACGGCTTGTCTGCGCTTCTGCAATGGCAGCGTTGGCGGCTTCGGCTTGCTCTGGAGTGACGACGAATCCGATCATGGCAGTGTGAGTCCGGTTGCCCCCTCCCAGAGGTTCTTGAGAGCCAGACTGAAATCGGTGACTTGCGCGGAAGTTAATCCGTCACCAAAAAAGTATGCCCCCTGCCTTCCTGTTACAGTGCCACGAAGCGGAGTTCCGTTATTGTTTGCAGCACCAGCAAACCAAGGAGCGACGTTTGGTAGATTCAACAACTCTGTCGTAGTATTTTCCGCACTAGCTTGAAATCCACTGGCAGTGCTGCGGCGATAAAGTGTATGAGAGGTTGCAGAAGTCCGACTGGCAACGATTACCCCAGTGAAGTTGACTGATAGAACTGCGGTTGTTGTAGTGTTTAGAACCATCTGTGACGTGATGGCAACCCCGTTAACAAGAAGCATCCGATTTGTCGAAACGTAACAACCCACGTTGTCAGTTCCAATGTCATCCAAAGACAGAACACCGTGCATACTCTGCGTCCCATTCAACCCAACTGAATGCAAAGCAGTTGAGGTATTGAAATACCCAGTGGAATTGTCCCCCTGCACAAACCCCGCACCCTGCGTCACCGTGCCTACAAACGTGCCGCTACCCAGCTCAATCATGTCGATAGCATTCGGTGCAGCTACTCCCCAGATTGGCAGATACATACGTTTTAGCGAGGAATACCAGCCATCGGCTTTCCCTGTCTTGTAGAAGGTATTGATTGCCGACTTCTGCCCTCCGCTAACCGTCCCACCAGCAGCGACAACTGCATCAATGTATCCTTTAGCGTCTGGATCAAGACCACCGACGAAGCCCCCGCCAAGCATATTTCCAAGTGAGTAGTTCATTAGTAGCGCATCTGCATATTAGCGTTTGTGAAAATCCTGTTTGCAACAAGCTGTAAGGTGTGTTGCTCGTCAATGCGAATCATTTCCTCTTGAAGCAGCATATCCGCCTCTTGGTCTGCCAACGCCGCCTTCTCTTGTTGTCCTTCAGCGCGGAGATAATCAGCATAAGTCCCATGCGCCATGTATTGATACCACTCAGCAGGGATGGAGGTGGATTCACCCACCCCGTCACCGTAAGTATCGGTAAGTTGCGCCTTGTAGGTAACAAACGCCGAAGTAGGTGCGGTATTCCCAGCCACCAACTTAGCCCCATCTGCCGTCACCATAATGTCATACTCCTGAACGGAAGTAGTCACATAAGGAGCTTGCACATGGATACGCAAGTAAGTGTCAATCGCACTCTTGCCCGACTCAGTGTAGGGAACTACATCGTTAGTCACAGCGCGTTCCTCACCGATCTTTAGAAAGCGAGGCCAGTAGTTTGTCGAACGATAAGCCCTTAACGCCCTGCGGTTAATCAGAGCCTTAATCCTCCCAAGCTCTAGCGTAGCAAAGACAACCCCGCTTAGTGACTGGATCAAAGAAAGCAGTTCAGCGTAGGTTCTTGTTTGCATCAAATGTTGCCAGCTTTAAGGTGTGATTGTGATTTGAAAAAGTCACGGACAAAGGTGCGGTCATCCCAGCACTCACTTCCGTATTTGTTTGCGAGTAGTAGATACTCACGTTGCGGAATAGAACCCACGGGTTTCCCCGCGATGGACTTCACTTCACGCATTTTTCTTGCTTCAGCAGCGGCTTCAATCTCCCTGCGCTTCTCCAAGCTCTCGATGAACTTGCGTCCAGAGCATAGCTCACGGACAAGGGCAGCATTGATTTCTTCGTCAACCAGCATAAAGAAAGAAAAGGGAGGGAGATTTTACCTCCCTCCCCAGTTTGGGTTTAGGCGTTGGACGCAAGGAGTCCAAGATCAAGTATCTTAACTCCGATATACCACTCACCACCAGTCACAGTGCCGGTGAAGATAGGTTCGATAAGAACAGGCACAGCGGATGCCGTGTTGTTGATGTAATAGCCAGCAGCGGTGTTGACAAGAACGTCTCCAGTGTTGAAGGCAGCCTTGGTCAAACCGTCGAGGTCAAGCGCGTCGATGAAATCATCGGGGTCTGCACCAGTGACGCCAACGTCAAGGGTGAGGTTAGTCGATGTTCCAGCGAAGTCCGATGCCTCAAACACGCCGCAGCCAGTCACCACGCCACCAGGAGGGACGAGGGCGATTGTGCGCTGTCCACCAGTGCCAATAGCAGTGATGTCAGCAGCGGTTAGCTTGTGGATGTCGGTAAACCCGTTAAACGATTCTTGAATAGTAGTTTTCATATTTGTTTCTTAGTTTGGATTAGTATGCGATTTTACCGTGGGCTTGGGGATGCTTACAGACAAGCGTTCCAGCAACGTCAATGAAGCCGCGCTCGCCGCCACCTTGGTTCTCAAGGCGAGTAGCACCCATAGGAATCAGGGTGTTGAAGCCCAGATACTTAGGATTGATGACGTAGCCTACGTTGGTGCTAGCAGTTGGCATACAGCTTGGGTTGCCGTTCACGATCTTCACAAGGCCGAAGTCGGAGTCATACAGATTCACCGAAAGAGTGATTTGCTTGCTCGTAGCGTCTTGGTTGACATGGTAGGTAACACCAGCGTTTGAGGGTTGGGCGCGGGTGAAGTTGCTGATAAGCTGGCGAAGTGCCACGTTAGCAACAAGTGTCAGACTGTTCATCTCACCGTTACGAGCAAAGATCGAACCAATCAAAGTGTTGAAGGTGCTTTCGCTGATGGTGGACGAGATGATCGAACCAGAAGGAGTGCGGTATGCAGCGGGAACTGGGTTGGTTGATTGGGCAGCGGTCTGAATCCACTTGCCAAGACCGCGCATTCCGTAAGGAGTGCCAGCACCGTTCTCAACCGTCATCTCGTTGTCGGAGGCGATGGTTGCTTCGATGTCGCGCTTGATTTCACGCATGGACTTCGCTTCCGCTTGTGCCACGTTAGCTGGTCCGACACTGGTGACGGCTTGCTGAAGGTTGGACACAATGTAGTCACGGCGCATGAGTTGGATGTAGTTTCCAAGACGGGCGCGATCCGCGAACTTGTCGGAGAACGAGGTAACGTCGGAACCTTCGCTGATACCCGTGGTAGCGGGGGAGGCGAGGCTGTCAACAGTCCACTCGGTGTAGGTGGCAGATGCTTTACCCTTGCCGCAGAGCGAAAGGATAGGAGTCTCTTCCGGTGCAAGGATAGAAAGCTCGTTGCTTAAATCCTCACGGTTGGAGACGGCGGAACCCTGACCGGACTTGGCGGCGGGGGCTGATGGCTGATAAGTATTTGAGATAGGCATTTTCTTAGTTGGTTGAATTTACTTGTATTTAGCGATTCTAGCAGCAACCCATTCTTCTGGACTCCCACTTCTTTCAAAGCGGCTGTATGCGTCCGTCCCCTTTTTTGTGGAGGGAGTCGAGGATTTCGCAGCTCCTGCACCAAATGGCGAAGATGATGGGCTGATTTTCAGCTTGTTCGCCACCGCAGGTTGCTTCTTGATTCTCGTTCCTCCATGAATGGAGTTGGCAGCATGAGCCAGGATGTATTCGATTTGGTAGCCAATTTCAGGAACTTGTTTGCGTAGCTTTTCGATAAGCGGGTCAGACATTAAATCCTTGAATTGTTTTCCGACAGTTGTGGTTTCATCCTTGATGTCGGGAACTTCTTCTTCTGCCGCAGCGATGTATTGACCTTTTAGCTGTTCCATCTGGGCGATCTGCTGAAGATGCGCCTGTTGAGCGGGAATGTATTTGGTCAACGCCTCACGTGCGTTTCGGTTAGCTTTACGAATCTGCTGCTTGGTGAACTCGCGGTCTCCAACTAGGATTATGTCTTCAGCACGATAATCTTCGTATTCCTCCAATAGTTCATCTGTTGAATCGAGGGTTTTCTCAAGCTCCTTGTATTTCGCCTTTAGGTCATCGAATGACTGTATTTCGCGGAATGGGTTTTGTTCTTGAGGGACTTCCTTGATTTCCGGCTGAGACTGAATCTTTTCCTCCAGGGCTTTCTTCTGAGCGGTTAGCTCGCCAATCCGTTGAAGGAGTCGGCTCTTACCCTTTTTGGCTAAAGATTGAATCTGCTCCGTGGTCAACGACAGTAGATCAATTTCGCTTTCCTCTTCCTCCTCTTCGGGTTCTTCCTCTGTTTCGGTTTCCTCTTCTTCGGTGGGAATCTCTTCCTCCTCGGTTTCGGTTACTTCTTCTTCGGGTTGCTCCTCGGATTCAGGTTCTGGATTTTGTCTTGCCGTTCTCTGAGCTACAAGCTCTTCAAATGACAGGTTAGACACTGATTCGATAGCTTCAGCGGTAGCTTCTGGATTGCTCATATTGGAAACGCCATTTACGCTCGGCGGTGCGATTTGCAGCACACTAACGCAAATTTGTTACAGTTGTCAATAGTGATGTTAAGGGGATAAAAATTCATTGAAACTTTTTCTTGCGTTGTCAGAAAAACCTGCGTAGATTTCTGCCGACGAGAGGTAGGACTCATCGTTAAAGTTTTCCACGCCGCCGCTTGATCGCATGGCTTAAAGGACTAGCACGGGTTTTCCTACCTCCTCGTGCTAGTCCTTTTCATTTAGGCTAGTTTCTCTTGGAACGAGTCAGCCATGAGAACGGGCAAAGGGGTCGCAAGACTTCATCACCATTAGGCTCGCGGCTAGCTCTGACTCCGATCTGTCATCTAGCATCCGTAACGGCAAAAATCCGAAACGGGGGGAAGAGCGTAAAACCGAATCAGGTCTCTGGAAGCAGGGGTTCTGCATGGTGAACCAAGGAACATAGGAATGCGGCAACGCAGCCCTAAGAGATCGGTTTGGCTTTATCCTCTCGGGGAGAATCTTTTTGAGCGAAGCGAACTGATTCTTCTTGAATCGAATGAGAAAAAAGGGAAACTAACCACGCAACACAAAAACATGAACGATAAATTCCAAGTAGGACACGTAGGATGGAGTCCAGATTACGACTCCAATAAACCTCGCAAGCCTGATAACCTGAAACGAACCGAAAATATGCCGAAAGAATTTAACTGCCCGAACTCCGGATACGACTGCGGATACCCTGCATGCGCTCATGCTGACCAGTGCCGAAAACGCCCGATAGCCGTTCAAACCTACACGATTAAGGAGATCGCTGACTACATCGCAGGGTGGTCGATGGCTCCTTATGATGAGGTGGAGAAGATCGGGGCTGCTACGCTCGCCAACGCTCTATCCCAACTTGAAGACGACCAAGACGGCATTGAAGCTGTCCGTCAGAGGAAAATTTATAGCGAGAACGTCAATGTAGACGCATCCCCACCACTTATACCCCAAGACCATGCCAAACGATAAATCACCACCGAAGCCGAAAACCCTAACCCAACAGGAGACTAGTGGGGATTGCGTCTCACGTCTTGTTCGGTATTCTTTGACGTTAGACGAGTTTATATTTGAGCAACTCAAATCCCTTGAGGATTTTGAATCCTCATGGAAAGAACTGCACCGGAAAAACGACGAAATATATCCGTTGGAAATGTTTGCCGGCGATTGGTCTGAACAACTGGCATTCTGGCGCGAACGTGAAGATTTAATTCTGCCTAACGCAAATATGGAGGCACCGAACGCATGAGCCAGAATCCAGCAAAAGACGTTGTAGAGGTTGCCTCGCATGACTTGTTAGCGATCTTCGGGATTCTTGACGAGTTGGACTACTCGGACGTTGAGGACGATGGAGACATGGCGACCTTCTCAGGGCGGATCAGTCAGGACTGGTTCTATCACGTTAAATGGAAACTGGAAGCCATTCTGAAATCTTCCGCTAACAGCTAAGATCACTGACGCGCAGCGTTCAGTGTATCGACCTGTTCAAACAGAAGAACCGTAGAGGATTAACCCCTACGGCTCTCTGAACACACAAACACGCCGAAAACGAAACGGCGAAGCAATAAAAGCAGAGAGTGTTGAAAAGTCAACCTTCTTTTTTCAACAAGGAAAGAAGCTCATCCAAGGTTGAAACGCTGCCTACGATCTTCATTACCTCGTTGGTATCTACACACTGGCGAAGGTCTGCAAAAAATCTCTCGCGCTCGTCTTGGATGAACTGGACGATGGCCTTGAACTCGTCACGGTCTGAGAGAACTGCTACGGCTTGCTGGATGGTTGGTTTTGGGAGTGGTGTCATATATGCGTTAAGTTGGCGGCTCGTTCACTCGACTTTGGATTTGGAATCCTAGTCGTCTAATCCCTTCAGAGCGCAAATGGCACGAGCCGACACCACGCGAGGATTAGAAAATTATTTCATCTAAGTCGTCCTTTGGGCTTGTTTTTTGCTGTGCGAGGAAATCCGCGATTCTTGCTTACGGAGGTAGAGGCGAGGTTGCTAGCGCGGTTGTCTTTGGGGTTGTTGTTCTTGTGGTGAACATCCTTGCCGTCTCCGTTGGATGCGATACCCAGCTTCACAGCCTTGGCACGTCCAGCGTTACGACCAGCCCTGCGAGCGATCTGCTTGGGCTTCCCGTGATATTCTTGATACTCTTTTTTGTAGTCTCTCATCACTTCATTGATTTGCTCCCCTTGCACTTCCATTTGCGGCGGGAAAGTCGGTTCGGTGAATTGGGGTCAGACTTCCAATCACCTTTGATCTTGGCGGAACGGGCGCAGTAAGCATCACCCTTGGCTGTGCCAGGACGAATCCGATCTCCGCCATCAGCAGCCTTGCCAGCTTGCCCGAACTTCACGGTTCTTTTGCGTCCCGTGGCGGGATTGGTGACTATTTTTTTAAATCTCTTTTCCATCACGGTTCAATCAGGTATTCGCAGAAAAAAGCAAGGATGGCAGGGGGAATAATCAGCGAGTATTGTTCTGGACGAGGGGCGGTTCTGCGTAGGCAGGTCTCGCAACCTTCGCGCCAAGCGGAATCCGCACCGTCCTCCACCCATTCGCCATTGCATCTGGCTATGTCATTTGGCAGCTTGTTCATGGCGTTATCTTTTTGTTGCGTTCAGCAAGCATCGCATCGGCAATACGGTATGAAGTAACCGCTAACTCTTTCAGTGAATCCTCATAATGGAACTCATCCATGTTGATAAAGTTTGAAGCTCCCTGCATGGCCTGTCCTGCAAGCCAATCGCGGAGGGCAAAATTGTATTCTTCTTTCGTGTTCACTTCTTCTTCGCGGTTTTAGCTGAGTCGCGGAAGTCTTTCGCAGTCGGGGCTTTCTTGCTGCCAACCTTGTTCATCTTCTCTCCGCTACCTGCTGCGATACGCTTGCGTTTAGCTGCGATGTTGCTATACAGTCCTTGTTTCATGGCTATTGTTTAGGTTGTTGATATTCAGACTTTAAGTCATTTAACTGTGATTCAATATTGCAAGATTCTTTATACATTGCCCAAGCCACTTTTTTCCAATCAACATCCCATACTGGACTGCCATCTTCGTTTCGTTGCGCTAAATCCCAAGCTTTCCACGTTTGAGGATTGAGATTTACACCATTTGTGAACCATGATAATGACATCTTTTGCGTTCCGTTATTGTTCCATTCCTTGAGTTGTTACGCCGCCCATCTGTGCTGGAGCCGTGCCAAGACGACCAATCTCAGCGTTCTGGGCTTGCATCATCATCATTTGATACTGACCCATGTATTTCTGCAAGCGACCTGCGAAAGCCTCGTCAGACTGCGCCCTAGCCGCAACATCGGGTTGCTGGACATACGCCTGAACCATCTGCATTGCAATCTGTGCGCCGTTAGGTTGGGCGGGGACTTCGATACCAGCGAATATCTTGGCAAGGTCATCAGTAACATTCTTCGCCACTTTCTGTTGTGACTCTTCAACTGGCTGCAATACATAGTCGGCAAAGATAGGATTGATGGAGGAAGCCGCAAACTCAAGCAGCTTGTTCACGTCCATGATCCCATTACGATCCAACTGAACCAACTGAACCATATTCTTCAACTGAGTCTCGGCTGTGTCTGGGTCACTCGACAAGGAATCAAACGAAACCATAATCGAGAAGTCCTCATCGGGACTGCCCTTAGTCATCACTTGTGGGTTAGGATTACCCGTCACTTGGAAGAAAACTTCATCTGGTCCCATTCGCTGATACAGCTTCCAAGCCATCGTAAGAACGTCCTTCACATGGTCTAGGAACTTCCCAATGTAGTATTGCTGCCGCGCCGCCGAAAGGGGATTTTCAAGATCAAGACCAATAGCACGATCAGCTTGACTACGCATCGAAAGCTCACTTTCAATAGAGCCATTATCTTGCGAAGGAATCGGACCGAATGAAATTTCACCCAAACGCCGATACGGGACTCTGCGACCTGGACCCCAATCAGAAGGAGGACGTCCAGCAGGATGCATAAGAGGAGGTAGAGTTGCGAGAGACGCACGATCAATGCGGCTGTCACGTTCGGTCTTAATTTGCATCTGAGGACCACGGAGAATATCTGAAAAAGTTTGAACCTCATACATTCGTTTCTGGTCATTGGCTAGGCGGGTGACTACGAATGGGTAGTCGTCATATCCGTTCAGAAGCTCATGCTTAGCAAACCCTTCTGTCTGGGGATGGAACACGGTGCAGTAAATGCCCTCGGAACCGTCCTCTTCGTCAATCAAACGCTGATACGCATAGACAACCATCACAAGGTCATTGTCGTCTGTGATTGGAAGGCGTGTTTGGGTCTTAACCTTCTCGCCATCGAGATACATAGAGTCTTTCCCGCGAAGGGTTTCAATGGCATTGTCCACCCATTCACGATCCCAGCCCTCGTTCGTTACCTTTTTCTCAAGCTCTTGAGCTGTGAGGAAGGTGCGCCAGAACATATACGGAGCGCGTTGCGGATCGGAAATGTAAGACGGGAACATCACTTCACCATCGGGAGCGCAAGCATAGACAACCGGACAGTCAACCGTTTGACGAGGAAGTGGGATTTCCGCCGCGCCCATCTTGCGAAGGTCTTTGATTGCTTTCTTCGCTCTTTTAGTGGAAAGGCCAGGGAAGGATTGCTGAATCAAATCAAGCAGCACCTCATCATCTTGTCCACTAAGTATCAACTCAACAAGGTCAGGGGATGCTTCTTGAATCTGCTCTAGGCTGATGCTCTGGAGGTAAGAACGCTTCTCACGATTCCAACCAACGTAGGAAACCATAATCCCCTTCTCCATCAGGTAGTTCCCACCAAGCTCCATCTGACGTTTGAAGTCGGGAATGTAGGTGGAACGCATCCATTTCAGGAAGCCAGAAACAACCGCCGCCTTGGGCATTGCCGCCATCGAAGTTGGAAACGCTTTAATGTGGGAACGCTGGAGAGCCTGGTCAAACAGCGCAACATACATATCAATGCGCTCGCCAACCACGTTCACCTCTTGGTCAGAAGCACCTTGCCACGGGAAAGCGTTCGCCCCGTTTTTGCGTAGGTCGTCTGACTTCCCATCCCA